TAGTAGGTTGCTCACCATTTAAAACACCAGCTTGTTGAGGAACCGCCTGATTTTGACGAATACTATCAAGAGGACTTTCATTATTAGCAGCTTCAGGATTACTTACAGCACGCCACATATTAATAGCACCATCAACACCATACTCAGCAGGATTTTTTTCAGCAAATTGTATAAATGATTCAATTTCACTATCATTTAGTCCTTTTTGACTAAGTTCAGATTTTAATTGATTTACACCTACTTGCTTTTGTAATCCTTGCATTTGTTGATTTACGCCTTGATTTATAGCTTGTTGTAGTTCCTGTTGTCGAAACTGATACGATTTAGACGATGGGTCATTATAGGCTTCCCAAGGGTCGAACTCATCTTTATCTAAAGCTACTTGCTGTTCAGCTTGTGGTTGGCCACCTTGAACCATATTTTTGATGCCTTCAACAACATCTGGTCGTGACTCCAAAAACTTACCAACTTGTTCGTATTTCTTTAGACTTTGATTTTCAGCATATAGTTTATCCTTTTCTGATTGAAAATACTTTGCTTGTGATTGCCAATCGTTAGAACTCTCTTGCTGTTGTCCACCTTCATCTTGCCCTACATTATCATTGATTTCACCTTGATTATCAAGATTTTCATTTTCTAATGCGTTATCCATTATTCTTCTCCTTGTTGTGATTTCTCGGTTTTTTCTTGAGCTTGACCACGTAAACGTAATTTCTCTGATTCGAGTTTAACCACATTGGTTAGTTGATTGACTGCATTCTTATTAGCAGCCTGTGTGTTTAATTCATTTTCTTTTAATGTAGATTTAAATTTCTCTACTTCAGTTCTCTTTCTAGCTGATATTGACTCTCTGTGAGCTGTTTGTAAATCGCCAGATAAATTCTTAATTTGTTCTTGTGCAGAAGATAATTGTTGTTGTAATTGTTGCACAGTATCCATTCTTTGCAATACACCTTCTTTGTCAAATATATCAGTTTTCATTAATGCTTCTGTTCTATCAATAAGACCCATTTTAAATGCTTCCATATATATTGACCATTCACCCCATCTATTTGATGGCATTGTTGAGTTACCAATAATATTAACATCATATTGGCCAATAGTTAAATCATTATGCAGTTCACCAATTGCTTGAGACTTATCATTATAAAAATTAACCATATACTCAGACATATCATTATTTGGCTGAACTATTCTAAATGTTTTCTTATATGTGTAATGTTCTTTTGCAAGATTGTATATAACTCTGCCTAATCTTTTTAAACTTCCTTCAATGTCTCTTAATTTAGACTTACTACGTCTTTGACCAAAATCTTCCATCATCATTGTTGCTGACGATGTTTGTGGTGCAGCTTCTGCATTTCCTTGCATCATTTCAAATATACCCATATTTAAATCAATATATTTTTCAATCATAGGTGGTAAGTTTAATATTGAATTAGATAACGGAGAAGGTTGCGGAAAATGCGGTTCACCCATTGATGGGTCATATTCAATTGTTGCATTAGGATTAGCCCAATCTCTTTCTAATTCTTCAATATCATCAACACTTCCTTGCGGTATAAGTAATTTTAAACCAGCAGATGATTGTGCATGTGACGTAATAAGTGACATTACTTTATTTAAATATTTTTGAAAATCTTTGTTTTTTCTAACATCACTCATTGGATATGGAGTATTTGTCCATATGTTTGGAACTGGCACAATCGGATATTTGTCCGTATTTAAAACATATTCATATAATACAATTTGTCCTAATGTGCATGTAATTTTAATTCTTGTTTGCATAACTTCAACAACATCAATAAGTCCGTTTTTAGCAGCTTCAATAACTTTATCATCTTCCATAAACTTACGCATATTAGCTTCATCTAGTATTCTTTCATTACCATCTTGCATATTTACAATTCTGTAATAAGGGACTTTAGTTTTTGAAAAATATTCTATAAGTTGATATTTTTGTGAGCCTTCTCCATGGTCATAATCTTTAACAACATCTGGAGTAAAAGAACCTTTAGTTCTTGCATTCATAGCTCCAGGATATGTTTCGTCTTCATAATATCCTTCAATTTCATCAATTAACATTTTTCCATTTTCTTCATTAACTTCTTTTAATTGAGGATATAAATCTAATAATTGAAATTTTGTAAATATTGTTGATAGCATCATACCTGTAGCATCATCAAAATACCTGCTTCTAGCATTAGGGTCAACTACAACTCGAAAAGGGTCTACATAGCTAAACTTAACCTCACCTCTACCATAATCAGCTTCTCTATCAACATATGCATAAAAATAACCAAGACCTGTTATTGTATAATCATGAACAACTTGTTTAAATGTTTCATTTCCATCAGATATACTCCATATATATTCAAGTATACCTTTCCATACATTTGCTAAATCATTATCTGAATCTTCTCTACCTGCTGCCGAAAACTTTGGAGGTTTAGATGTAATTATTGCTTTAAACTGTTCTATAGCAGAATACAATCTGTCCATAGGGACACTTGTTTGATTTCGTGATTCTAATTCTTCTTGTTCTGCTTCGCTAAAATGATTACCTAAATAAAAATCAATATCTTCTCTTGCATGTGTCTCCCACTCTTTACGAGCATCAGACCAACGTCTCCATAATTCTCTTATCTCTTGTACTTGTTTTGTAGCCTTAATCATAACTGTTAATATAAGATATATTTATAATATAAATCAATACCTTGCTCCTGTTATCCAATTGTATCGTTTTCTAGGTTTTTTATATGAATCTCCATGTTTTTCTTTTTTTATAGTGCCAGCTTTCTTGTTCCCTTTAGCATATTGCGTTGATAGCCAAAATGCATCAATAGTATCATCATGACTTCCTTTTGGAAAATCAAGCAATTCACCAATAAATTCATGCATATCTTTCTTTAAATGCACAGCACCAGCTCTAAACATGGGCTGCAAACCTTCAAACAGCCTATCTTTCTTTTTCTGGTTACCATATCCTTTAATACCTTTTTCTATACCAGGCAAAAATTTTCCTTCTCTTTTGCTTCGTTTGTATACATAATCCCTAAGCATTTCTTGATATGATATTGTTTCAATGTTTATTCTTTTAATTTTTTTGTATCGTTCTGCAATTTTAAAAATTTGGTCGGCACAGTCCATCGGTAATACTCGCTTTCTCCAATATTCGATAACATAATAATCGTATTCAGCAGTAACACCAATAACCATGATGACGCTATAATCGTTCCTAGCACTAAGTGTCGAAGCAGGGTCAACACCCATGTAAATATTGACATATTCAGTCCTCCCATCATCCAGTTTAATATACCAAGATTCACATGCTTCATCGAACCTAACTTTGCCTTTATAAAAATTTTCTGTTATATCTTCTTCACTAAATATTTGGTCTTCAGGAGATTTAGCCTGATTCATATATTCTTGATAAAACTTACTAGGAGTTCCAGAATCAATGTAAAACTGTTTCCTTTCCTCAATTTTTTTCATAGGCCATCTAGAAGGCCATAGAGGAGTACCGTCATCTTTTATTGCTTTATGCGTTTCAATAGTCCACGAGTAATCCTCGCCTGTTTTTTGTGATGCTTGGTAATTTCTTACAAGTCCATTAAGAAATGAATCATAATGTACTATTGTTCCATTACACCATAAGAATCCACCTTTATCAAAATCAATCGCTGGATATACTGCAGCAGTTACCCAGTTTTTTATTTGTTGTCTTGCTTCAGGTGTTTTTGTATTCAACTCTGATTCAAAGTCATCTAGTATTATTCCAGTATATCTTGTAGATAATTGTTTTTTACCCCTCAATCTTTGAGAAGCACCTTTAGCAATCATTCTACAGTTATTTTTTAATACAATTTCGTTTTTAGTCCACTTATCTCCTTGCAAATCACCAAAATAGTAATGTATTGCAGGATTTTCGTATATATGCGTGGATATCCAGTTAAGGTTATCAATAGCCTGGTCTTGTGCCTCGCCAACCCAAGCGATAAATTCTGGGCTTTCTTTTTTCGCAAATAAAAACCTATGTAATACAGCACATGCTGCTAAGGTTGACTTTGCGTGGTCACGAGGCATGACAAGTGCCAATTGTTGAATATCTCTATTCAATAACAATTTTGCTACGCTAACATGAAAATCTGGTGTTGCTGACGCTAAGAAATCTTGTGGAGAAAATAATTTACCAAAAACAATAAGGTCGTTATATGCCATCTCCAGTATTTTTTCATTTTGCGAAACATCACCATTTAAATTTAAATTAGCCAATTATTAACAATTCCATTTTTTTAACGACAACGACAATCTATCTTTACCTGTATTATTACTAGGTTTTTGTCTTTTACGCATACCTTTCATTCTAGCACAAAAAGATTTTCTACGTTTTGCAGATTTACTGCCTTTTTTAAGTTTTGATGGTTTAGTAGTTACAGCAGTTTGTAATTTAGAACCAGGATTTTCTCTCCTATATGATTCAACACCTTTTTGATTTAAACCACCTTTTGGGTCTTTACCTTCACTACGTTGCCATGCAGGTGTTTTACCACCTTTAGCAAATTTCATTCTTCTAGCTTTTCCATCATTAACGGGTATCTCCGATGCCCACACATCAACTCAAGTTTTTTTCATTATTTTAATCCTTTTCTAACTGTTTTATAATATCGTGGGTCTTTTGATTCAGATTCTCCTCTCCAAGCTTCAATAAATTTATTTAAATCTTGACCAACTCTATCATATTCAAATTGCATTAATTGTTTAGCCATAAGATTGTATAATAAACTATCCTCTTCTGTAAAATCGCCTTTTTGGCCATAATCATACCTTTCCATACCTTCAACCATATCATCACCACCATATTGAAGGAATAAATCCATTTGCGGTAAATAAGTATTTTGTATCCAATCATCTAATTCTGAAGAAAATCCTACATCTTCATAGCCAGGGCCAGTTAACGCAGCTTTGTTTATTTGTACAGGGCCATATGCACTAGAGCCTGTACCTCTTGCTTGTGTTCTAATATAAGGGTCATCTAAATGTCCTGTTTCAGCATAAGCAATAGCTTTGTACAAATCATCAATATTCATTTAATTAAAAGGCATATATTTTTTTAAAAATTCGCCAACTTGATTTAATCTTGTATCTTGTACAAACTTACCCATAGTTCTTCTATATTTTTTAGCATCATCCAATAATGAAAAAAGCTCTTTTTCTTTTACAGGGTTTAAATATCTGTCATCGTATTTTTTAATAGGAGACATAAGATTATGTCTTTTTAACCGTTGTAAATGTTTTGAGTTTTTAGGAAGAAGTCTAGTTAAATTTTCTAAAAATCCGCCTGCTTTGTCAACTGCTTTAGGTACTGCTGCTGAATGTTTTATTCCAGCTCCTATTTTATTTAACATTCCTGCTGCACCCCCAAATGGCATTATCATTTCAAGTAAATCTTGCTGTGATAAACCGCTGTTAACAAGGCTTGCGTTGATTCTATCATTTATATCAGGCATTGGCCCAATCTTTTGTTCAGTCATATTTTGATTATTTTGAATTAATGAATTAATATTATCATGTGCTTTAGGTTTTGACATATCTATTAAAGCATTTACCAAACTTTTTTCATTATTCATTATTCTCTCCTATATAAATAATATCAGCCCTAGACGATTCGGATATTTCACTACACGAGTAACTTAGGGGGATAGGTAAGTTGGATACAGAGATTTCATCCAGAGCTGATAAATATGTAATTTCAATTGTTGTTTGCATTTATGCCTTTCCTAGTTCGATATTGGGTAGGCTAATATACGTTAAATTTTCGTCTAAATCAAATAGTGAGTTGCAATGTGGGCACATCCAGCCTTCCACATCGTTATTTGCATCTAATACACCTACCCTTTGCGTAGTATGTTCGTCCCAATATAAGTCCTTGTCACATACAGGGCAACAATCTTCATCATTCTTCTGATTTTTCTGCGTGTGCCAATACTTTCGTTTCTTTTCCACCTTGCAAAGCCTCCAGTTGTTGTGGTGTGAACCCTTGAAATACAGTTAATTGTTCTTGTTTTTGGTCTGTATCAAATAGCCCCGCTATTTTTGCGAGCGATTCGAGCGAGCGAAGCCGATTTGCGTCCCTATCGGACACCTCTGCTATCATTTTATACTGCCCTATAATCCACTCAGGCGATACACCTTCATCTTCTAATATCTTTTTGATTTCTTCTTTAACCATTGTACGAATTTCCTCTTTTTGTAGTAAAATATTTGATTTTTTCTGTATATATCGTTTATCTTCCGCCTTAGGGTAGGCTTTTTTGTATGCTGATATTGCGTCATCACCCGAAGCCACATACCTAGCGAACAAAAATTCACGATTATTTAACTTTCTGTCCTTAGACCTTGAATATATCGCTTTATAATTACCAGAAAAGGTATAAATGTTTTCAACCACCCCGCCTTCACCATTCATTCTATGTGTTTTCTGTTCAACAATAAATGAACCGCAAACCGTACGTATCATTGTACGTAATTGTTTGTAGTTAGGATGACTAATCATGCTTTTCTTTAATATCTGACAGATATATCCATCATCTGTTTCAACCCAATCACCTTCATCACCATGTCGCCAATTACCAACAATAGGTTTGCCGCACCCTAGTGCTTTGTATTCTTCAATATTATCATACAAATAGTGATTATTTCCCTTGATTACTTTTAAGTCCATAGCAAAATATACAAAAAATTTTTCAAAATAAAAAATGCTTGCATAATTGAATTATTTGATTATATTAATAACTCTATAGAGATACTATATAGAGATAACTCTAAGGATATATCTCTAGAGTAAAAAAAAATTAATAATAAAAAAAAAGGTAAGTCAAAAACTCGAAAAATACCATTAGAATGTGTGTGGGTATTATTTATAAGTGCCCTCCCCCCGAAGTTACGTTAGAAATTCCCTCGCAAGTTGATTTTTTGGATTAAGTATTATAATATTACTTGCAATTCTGCGACATACTAAGCAAAAGGGAACACAAATAAAAAACGCGCCTAATGTGGCGCGCTTCTTATCCTTCATTTATTTATTATTACTACTTAATCACAAGCATTTACAAATTTATCACGATTAAATAAATTATTATCTGCTTTAAATTCAATTGATAAGTCATTAATTAAATTAGATTTGAATATATGATTACCATTAGAATTATTTTTTATTACTTGTGCTATCAATTTATAATACTTTCTA